CACCGCCACCGTGCAGTCGGCCGCGAACGCCGCGCCCGACTGCACGGTGGCGGTGACGGCGCTGTTCTGGTTGGTGAGGCCGGTGCCGCCGAGGGTCTGGCCGGTGTCGAGTTGGGTGCGGCCGGTGATGATGACCCGCTCGCTGTCGATGCGTAGGAGGGAGCCCACGCCGACCGCGGCCGAGGTGGCGGCGTCCACGTCGATGCCGGTCTCGCTGCTGTCGAGGGCCTCGACCGTGGTGCCGGCGGTGGTTTCGTCGTTGCGGTAGCCGAACAGGCCGGTGATGACGATGTCCTGCTGGTACGTCGAGCCGCCGCCGAAGCTGGCGTCGCTGCCGAGGTTGATCTCAACCCGGGTGTAGGGCGGTTCCGCCTTGTCGTCGGCGCGGCGCAGGAGGTAGTCGCCTGCTGTGATCGTGGTGCCGCCGGAGGTGAGGGTGGTGACGGAGATGAGTTCGTTGTCGTTCAGCCGCAGGATCCACGGTGTCGCCCCGGTGCGGGGCGGCCAGTCGAACTTGCGGGTGTCCTGCTCGGGGTAGAAGCGGCGGTGCAGCAGTCCGTCCACGGCTTCGGTCGCGTCGGCGAGTGCGCGGTCGATCCTGCTGTTGCTGCGCGCGGTCTCCTTGACGTCCAACTCGGCCTTGATCTCCTCGCGGGTGGCGTACCACGGGGTCATCTCTCGTCACCTCCTCTCAGGTGTCGTCGGGGATGGGGTCAGGCGTCAGCGGAGTCGCTCGCCGACGTAGCTTCCGTCTGGCCGCCATCCGTCCCACGGGCAGTACGCTTTGCCGTCCGGCCCTTCGCGGAGCGGCTCCCCGTCGTTGGGGCAGGCGACAGGTCCGGCGTCTCGCTCGGCTCGCCGGAGGTCGGCTCCTTCTCGGAGGATGTCGAGGAGCTGCTCCCAGCTGATACGTCCTCACCTGCTTCCGGCTCGGGCTCGGCGTTCGCGTCGCTGACGCCGCCGTGCACGCGGATCTTGGCCATGGGGTCGTCCTCCGAATCCGTCACCGGCGGCCACGGAGTAACCGTCGGCATGTCGTAGCCGCACCCGGCACACACCAGGCGCGGAAGTTCCAGCACGCCCGGGGCGGCCGCGCGCAGGTACACCCGCCGCTCACGGCCCTCATACAGGCAGCCGCCAGTGCCACACGCGGCCGTCACCGACGGCAGCACGCTGCCCCCAGGACGGTCTGTACGATCGGTGCTGCCGCACTGCGGGCACTTCGCGGCACCCACCGCATACACGGTGGTGCAGCCTGCGCACGTCCACCCGGCCATGTCAGGCCGCCACCACAGACGCGCCGTTCTCCAGCGCCACATACGTGAGCGCCCACAGGATCACGCCGTCCGTACCCGCCGACACGTGCTCGATCTGCCCGACGTCCATGACGATCGGATAGTTCGGCGCAGCCAGCGCACCGATGACGAGACCGGTCGCCTTGGCGCCGTTGACGACGAGGATCTCGCCGAGCGCGGTGTCCGTAGTGCCGATGTCGGTTGCGGCGCACAGGTCGACGGTCGTGCCGGCCGTCGGGTTGTGCTGCAGCTTGTAGGAGTTCGCGACGGTCACGGCGGTGGTGACGCGGCCGACGAGGCTGGTGACGGCAACGAGGCCGCCCGCGATGGTGAACAGCGGCACGGTGGCCGCGGTGAGGGTGCCCGTGGACTTCTGGACCCGGGAGCCGAAGTTGATGGTGCGGAGCTGGTCGCCCGCGATGATCACAGACATGGTCAGACCCCCATCGCGGGGAGGTTCGCGGCGGCGCGCTGCGTCATGAGGTCGCGGGTGACGGCGTTGACGGTGCCCGCACCGGTGCTGGTGACCTTGACGTACTTGTAGGTGTCGGAGAGCTGGGTGCCCTCGACCTCGAAAACGGCCGCGTTCTGCGTGGCCGCAGCCGCCGTGACCACGGTTGCCGCTGCGGCCTGGGTGCGGCGGGTCCAGGCGTCGGAGGCGTTGCCGGTGTTGGTGTAGTACTCGGTGATCACGGCGAGGTTCTGCGCGCCTGTGCCGGAGGAGTCCTTCGCTTCGACGAGGGTGTAGGTGTCGCCTGCGGCGCCGCCGAGGTAGCACAGGAAGGCGATGCCGCCCGCCTCCCGCAGGTTGATGTACACGCCGTCGGCGGCAGGGCTGGTGTTGAACAGCCTGCCGAGTGCCTTCTGAGCCACGGTGGGCTCCTTTCGTCTTGGGGGCCTGTCGGGGCGACACTGCCGACCCGGGTGGAAGCCGCCGCCGGGGCGTTACTGCCGGCGGCGGCCGTTCGGTTACCGCGCGGCGAGCTCAACGAACGGGGAGAGGGTGTTGCCGCCGTTCTTGGGGGTGATTGCGGACTTCAGCCAGGGGCGGCCGTCGACGCGCTGGATGATGCGGAAGGTGGTCTTGTCGGAGCCGAAGTTGAAGTCGGTGCTGGAGTCGGCGGTCATGGTCTGCCGGTCGCCGACCAGGTAGTAGGAGAGGTCGACGAAGCTGATGTCGCCGCGGGCGCCGAGCGCTCCGGCCTTCTCCGAGATGATCAGCGGCCGTCCGAAGATGGACATGGGGGCCGGGCCGGTCGCGTTGACGACGAACACCGCGTTGCCGCCGGTGCCCACGGAGAGGGCCATCGTGAGGAGCTCCGGGATCGCGTCCGGGGAGCAGATCCACACCGCGGTGGACAGGCTGCTCGGCAGCATCCTGCTGTACATCTTGACGATGTTCTCGTAGACGATCGTCGCCGACGCCTGCCCGGCTTCCGCCGGGACCGGGATCGACGCCGTGTTGCCCGCACCCATGAACCCGAGCGGCTCACCCACACCCGACCCGGCCATGAACTTGGCGTCCTCCTCGAACGCCAGCGCCTTCGGCCACAGCGACTCGATGAGCGCCGAGAACGAGACGATGGAGTCCTGGAGCAGCTCGTTCGGGACCGCGGACAGGCCGGTGAGCTTCTTCGCGTCGAGCTCGGCCCGGCCGAACTTCGGGTTGGAGTCGGTGAGGGCCGCGCCCTCCTCGCCCCAGTAGGCGACCATGCCGCCGAACACGGAGCTCTGGTTGCTGGTGCTGTCGATCATCGGGAACGGCACCCGGGCGCTGTCCATCGGCACGACGGTCGCCAGCGGGCGCACGACGGACATCTCCAGCGCGATCTGCAGCAACTGGCTGCGGAGCGTCTCCGGGACGAGGAACCCGCCGTCCGACGGCGACACCGAACCGGCCGCGTTGCGCAGCACGGTCAGCTTCTCCGCGACCGACGCCTCCGGGCTCTTGTGCCAGATCGTGCGCACGTAGTCGATGTTGTTCGCGAACGTCTCGTCGAGGACCGCGCCCGGAGCCTCCGGGTTGTGGGCGGTGCCCTGCCGGTGCGAGGTGAGCATGTTCTGGTTGCCGCGCTTGGCCTGCGGGTCGAGGTTGAGACGCTTGATCTCGTCCTTGCCGGCCTTGGCGCCGTTCTCGCGGAGCATGTTGGCGAACTCGCGCTGCACGCCCTCGGCGATCTGCCGCTGCATGTCGGTGCCGTCGCCCTGCTGCTTGTCCGCGTAGGCGTTGATGAACTCCGTCAGGGCCTTGGGGGACTTGACGACGTCTCCGGCCTTGGCGGGGTCGGCGAGCATCTCTTCCAGCTCGGCGGCGTTGCTCGGGATGGTGGGTGTTGCCACTGCTGCCTCCTTCAGGCTGCTTCCGTCGCCGAGCTGGCCGCCGACGTGTTGCGGGTGAAGTGGGCCACGGCTGCGGCCCACGGGTCGGATGGGGGTTGGACGAGGCCGGCCACGAGGGCGGCCCACGGGTCTTCGGGCTCGGCGGCCGGGGCCGCGGGCTCGGCGGCGGACTGCTCGATAGCGGCGGCCGGCTCCTCAGCGGGCTGCTCCACCACGGGCGCGGGCTCGACGGGAGTCGTGTCCTCGGCCGGCGGGGCCACGGCGGCCCGGAACCGGGTCACGGTGTCCTCGTCGAGGAGGTCGGCGACGCTGATGACGAGCGTCGGTTGCGCCTCGGCCTTCGGTTCCTCTCGGCGGGGGCCGGTGTAGCCGTAGGCGGCGAGGTCGAAGGCGCGGGCCATGTCCGGCTCGTCCTCCTCGTCCGGCGCGGCTGGTTCGCCCTGCTTCGGCACGCTGGTCGCTTCGTCGGCGAGGCCGGCGGTGACGGCGTCCTCGGGCAGGTACCAGGTCTCGGACCGCATGCGGGCCCGCCACTCGTCGCGGGTGCCGCCCGCACGCGCCGCGTAGGCATCGGCGATGTTGTCGGAGATGAGGTCGAGGAGTTCGGCCATCTCTTCCATGTCGGCCGCGTTGCCCATGCAGAGGCCGGACGCGTCGTGGATCATGAGCATGGTGTTGGGGGCCATCTCGACGCGGTCCCCGGCCATCGCGATGACAGAGGCGATGGAGGCGGCGATCCCGTCGACCTGCACGGTGACGTTCGCGGGGTGGGAGCGCAGCGCGTTGGCGATGGCGATGCCCTCGAAAACGCTGCCCCCGGGGCTGTTGATGCGTACCCGCAGGTTCGGTGCGGTCACGCCGCGCAGGTCGGCGATGAACTGGTCGGCAGTCGCCCCGAACCAGCCCCCGACCTCGTCGTACAGCATCACCTCGGCCTCATCCGTCGAGGCGGCGTTGGTGATGCGGTACCAGGACTGCGCCTGAATGCCGTGCTGGGCGCGCAGCTTGTCGGCCTGCTCCCGCTGGCTCGCGGCGAACGCGGCCGCCTTACCGGGCATCACGATGTTCACGGCGTGGCCTCCTCGGCGGGCGGGGTCCAGCCGAGCCGGACCAGCAGATCACGGGTCTTGTCCGGGACGGTCACACGCGGGCGCTCCAGCTCGGTGTCGAGCTCGTGCAGCACGACGTCGAGTACGGCCGTCGGCCGGTCGGTCAGGGCGATACGCAGCGACACCCCGGTGACAGCGCCAGCGATGTCCACGCCGTCGAGCTCGACCTGCGTGCCGCCGGGCAGCCCTGTGCCGCCGAGGCGGAGCTTCCCGGGGCGGACGCCGTACTTGCTCATTCGTCGTCTCCCGTCTTCCTGCGCTTGACGACCTTGCAGCGGCAGTCATTGCCGTACTCCGCGCCCACGCACTTCACGTAGCCCGACCCGCCCGGGTAGTCCTGATAGGCCTGCGCCCGATTCCGGTACAGGTGGCCGTCGTTGTCCGCGCACGGCTTGCACACGTTGTCGTCGTGCTCGGTAACGACCTCCCACCGCATCGCCGCCTCAACGTCCGTCCCCAGCAGCCCGGCAACCGCGGCCTCCCACGCGTTGGCAGGCTCCACGGCAGGGGACTGCTCTTCGGCCGGCCCAGTGGGAGGGGCGCCCGTGGGTGACGTCGCGGGTGCGGGCTTCTCCGGCACGTCGAACCCGAGCATCGGCAGGATCGTCGGCGCGAGCAGCGGGGCCCGCGTCACCAGCTTGATAAGCAGTTCGCGGTCCGGGTCCGCGCCCGGCGCCCCGAACTGAATCTGAGGCAGGTCGAACGCCTCCAGCGTCGCCGGACCGTACGCGCCCGCCTCGATGAGTGCGGCCGCGGCATTCACGCGGGAAGTGAGGGTAGTCGCTTCGGTCTCGGGGTCCGGGGGGACCGGGTCGCAGTAGTCGAACTCCAGGCCCTGCGCGGTCGCGCCGAACATCGGCAGAAACTCGAAGTTGAGGGCGGCCTTGATGCGCTCCAGCCGGGGAACGGTCTGCTGCTCGGCAAACCAGCCCTTCGCCGCAAGCGCGCTGGCTCGGTTGATGTCCTCGAAGTCCCCGATGGCGGTCTTCGAGATGCCGTAGGCCTCACGGATTGCGTCCCGGGTCGCGCCGCGGAGTTCGACGAACTGCATATCGCGCTGGCTGATCGTGCGGTCGACCCACTTGCCGTGCTCCAGGATCGCAACCTTGTGGGCGTTCCCGACGCCCTTGTGCTGCTCGTTCCACCGGTCCCGCAGCTCATCGAACTCGGCATCGGAGAGAGCTTGCGGGACTTCGATGATGCCGCCCGGCTGCGCGGAGTTCCGGAAGAACGCCATCGCCCACTCGGCGCTGTACCGGGACGTGTCCAGGTCCGGGAGGATCGACAGCACCGGGCTGAGCCCGCGGTACGGGTCCAGGGGGTTGGGCCGGCGGAGTTGGATGACTTCGTCGAGTTCGAGGGGGATCTGCTGCCCGTCAGGGCTGGTGTAGACGTAGCCCTTGAGGAAGGTCTCGGGGTCGGGC